AAGGGGCTAAATAGCAGCAGCATTTGATATGGCAACTCGTGAAGTCAAGCTAAAAGATTTTGGAAACGTATTACGTGAGTTTACGCATGTGCATATAGAAGATCAACGACTCGCAGTAGCAAGAGGAATAGCTAAGGCGATTCCCGCACTTGTGGAGTCTAGCCCCGTTGACACAGGGCTGTATGCTCAGAGCTGGGATTTCACCGTGGACGAACATAGCGCCATACTGGGTAACTATGCCCCTCATGCTCCTATTATTGAATTTGGTGCTCGTCCTTTTACTCCGCCGATTAGGCCGCTCCTTGAGTGGGCGAAGAGGGTTCTACAAAGTCCTTCGCAGCCGCCAGAATACGACCAAGAAGTCAAAAGTCTAGCGTTTGCTGTGCGTGCAAAAATACAGCGCGTGGGAATGGAGCCCAAGCACATACTTTCTAATGCGATACCTGGTATAATTGACGGTATCAAAGAGGAGCTTAAGAAAATTGGCTGATGCTTGCATGAAGGCTGCGCTAGAGGCGCTAAGCACTTATCTATCTACGAACATGACAGACTTAGCCCAGGTTACTGAAGAGTTTCCCGAGGCTAACCGCCAATTGAATTACCCTGCGCTAACTATTATTCATGGGGGGAATCCCGAGTTTATGCCATTACAACCATGGATACATTCAAAGCCTGCGGCTGACGGAGACAACGAGTCTTTGGTCAAATACATTGTGGGCGAATACAGCTTAAAATTACAGCTAGATTTTTGGTGCGGGAACAAAGAAGAACGCTATAGAATCTATAACTCTTTCTTCACAGTCTTTAATGCAGCCATCAACCCGATGGGGCTTTCGTTACAACTTTCGCAATATCATGGAATTTGGGCCCGATATGACCAGGTGGGCATGAATATGCCGGACGATGAAGGTTCGCCACAAAGGGGTGAATGGAGGGTGCGCGTCGACATTTTGGCGCAAATAAAGGCCGTATTAGAGAAAAATGAAACCTTAATCACAGAAACCATTGAAAATAACTTAACAACACCTGATACTATCTAGGACTCTTGAGGGAGAAAACATATGTCAATTTTTAGAACAACTGACCCAACGGCTTTCGATGACGTTGATGGAATTATCATCAATGAATCAGCGCCTCCAGCTAACGTAACCGGAGTAGCGGCAAACATTGTCATTCTCGTAGGTCAAACACAACGAGGCTCTTTAGACCTTACTGAAATCGGCTCTATAGCCGAGTTTCATGAAGTCTATGGCAAAGACGCCTCTTTCGGCGTAAACGATGCCCTGAAAAACAAGCGATTCGGAAGATTAAAGATCATTCGAGCCGCAGCCGCCGCTGCTGCGACTGCCACTAAAACCTTTGATGATGGAGCGGGCTCTCCCACTGACACCATTACTTTCACAGCTAAGCAAGGCCCAGGGGTTTACGGAAACTCTATTCAAGTAAAAATTGCAGCGGGTTCCACCTCTGGAAGCAAATACACAATCAAAGACACTTCTACAAACGCCGTTTTGTCTGAGGAAGTCTACGACAACGTGGTTATAACTGCGATTACTTCATCTACCTTTGCCGGATCACGATTGATTACGGCTACTGTGCTCGACACTAGCGACGAGCCTGATGTCGCTGCTTTCACTGCCTTGGCAAGTGGCGCAGAGGGATCAATCGCCGATAGTGACTATGAGACGGCTATTGCTAAAGCTGGAGTGGAAAGAGCCGGTAACGTTCTTTTCCTTGATAGCTACAACGACACTAGGAATGGTTATCTATTGGCTCACGCAGCCGCTACTCAAGACAAAATGGTTATCATGGCTGGTGCTGAGACTGACAGCGTGGCTACCGCAATTACCGACGTAGGGGACAAGCGCGACGCTCAAGGGCGACACATTTACGCTTACCCTTGGATTAAGACAACTATCAGCGGCGTAGCTACCTATCAGAGCCCAGCAAGTTGGATGGCGTCTATAATCTCTCAAACTGCGCCACACATTGACCCAGCGTATGCGAAAAACACTCAGTTTCTAGGTGGAATTACTGGCCTTAAGCAAAGCTTAACTCGAGCCAATTACATTGCACTTAAAGAAGCTGGAATCGCTGCTTTTGAGTATGATGCTGACGTAGGATACAAAGTGAAATCTGGTGTTGTAACTCAGATTGCTGACTCTAGCTTAATCACTATTCTTCGCCGAAGAATGTCAGACTTTTTGACTAACTCTGTGGGGCTTTACCTTAAGAATTATCAGAATGACGTTAACTCTCTTGAAAAGCGCACCGAAGTAAAAGGCTCTATGCTTGCTTTCGTTCAAGGCTTAGAAAACGATGGCATTCTACCTAAAGACTCTGAAGTCTCTGGCGGGAACGCTAAGTTGATAGATACTGAAGTTTTGAATACTGACTTAAGCATCGCTCAAGGATTCTTTAAAATTAAATGGCAACAACGTATTTATAGCTCTATGAGATACATCGTTCTTCAAGCGGAGATCGGCGAGTCTGTAGTCGTAACGGAAGGGTAAGGAGAAATAGATGTCTGCATCAATAAGAGGCCATTTAGGTCAAATTAAATTTTTTAAAGATGGCGGAGATTTGGAGATTGTTAACCTAACAAACTTGCAAATTAGCCAAGACGCTGAATTTTCCCGAGCTTTCTATGTTGGGCAGCCCCAACCTGAAGGCGACCAAGCAATAAGTGGCTGGAGCGGATCGGTCGATGCTGAAGTAAAAGACGCATCTATCGACGTTTTGATCGACGCGCTTATTACTGCCAATTTAAACGGCATCGGTGTAAGCGATTACACCTTTGTGCATACTGAAAAATATGCCGATGGCACACTTCAGGCTTGGGTTTATTACGATTGTCAGTTTAAGATGAGTAAAACAAATGGCGGGCAGAACGAAAAGATGACCAAAAAGCTAGACTTTCAGTCATCTGGTAGAATTCCGCTATAAGGCTCAAAACGAGTCGGAAAGGTCTTAAATGTCCACAAAAGAAAAAACTCCTCAAATTCCCGCTATACGCGTGATGCTGGGGAAAAAAGAGGTCATTTTACGTCAACCAATCATTAGGGATCAGGACAATGCCATGCAAGTGGCTTGTTCTGTCGCTAAAGACAGCCCAATGCTAATGATAAGCATTGCTCAGAAAGAGCTTTTGAAGTTGTTGTTATTGGCTGTAGACGGGCAAAAGTTGCAGAGATCAGAACTAGAGCAACTTGATAAGCATTTCTCTATCGCTGAATACAACGCACTTCTTCGCGTAGTGGGCCAACTCACAGGAGGCGACGCCTCTTTGGGGGAGCCAGTGACCGAGATCGTCAACTTTGGAAGCAAATAGGCTGGCTTTGCCGCTACACAAGTTTGCGCCCAGATGACATAATGAAACTGAGGCCTTGGCAATTTACAGTTATTTGTGAGCAAGTGGCTGACATACTAGACCGCGAGTCAGGGTCAGAGGGGTAACATGGTAGCAGCACAGGCTTTTAAAATTCTAACAGAGTTTAGATTTGAAATTGGCAGTGCTGTTGCAGGTTCCAATCAATTGGCTGGTGCCGTTGATGGGATTGCAAACGCGGCTAATCAAGCGCTTTTTTCTTTTCAAAGTCTGAGTTTAGGGATTCTTAGCTCCTTTTTGTCCGGCCCTGGTGGCGGGATACTAGGAGTCTTGGGTTCGGCTATTTCGGCTAGTGACCAATTTACAAAGTCCCAGGCGCAATTTGCCAACATTCTAGGCTCTGGCGCGGGCACATTTAAAGAACGTATGTCTTTTGCTCGTGTTGAGCTAGAGAAAATGAATAAGCTAGCACAGGGTTTTGGCTTACCCTCCAAAGACTTGGTGTATATCACTAAGGTTTTGACTCCGCTACTCAAGCAAAAAGCTGGGCCTGTGGGCGGTATGCGCCAAGCCACTGACTTAGGTAGATTCTTTCTAAAGGCTGCGCCCACGCTTAATATTGATCCAGGCAACGCCATGGGGCAGCTTCAAAGAGCTGTGGCTGGCTTTGCCTCTGGTAGCGATACTTTGTTTAAGCTTCTTTCTGCCGATACCAAGACTATGGCTGGCTTTATTGGGCAAGCTAAGAAGTTTAACGAGCTACCAATGGAGAAAAGAGTCAAGACTCTAACCGATGCCTTTAAAGAATTTGGTTCTGATTTGGATGTTATCGACTCTCTTACTAATAGTGTTGGCGGTCAGTTCGCCATACTCAAAGAAAACTTTGTGGGGATGTTTAGCATCATGCGCCCATTGGGTGATGCGCTTAGAAAGCCGCTTGTAGACTTTCTCGTGTTCATTAACCATTTTGTGAGCTCAAACTTAAAAGAGGTTATGAAAAACGTAGGGTTCGCCATGAAGGGCATGAACTTAAGCGCTAGGAGCTTATACCTTACCGCGAAGCAATTAACGGGGCTCAAAAAAGACTTAAACTTTGTCTCTACCATATTTTTACTTTCCACCGCGCTGATAAGCCTTAATTGGATTATGGGCGTCATGAGTATTCAGGTGCCAGTTCTCACATTTATGCTGTCAAAATTTACGGCTTTTATAGGTCTATTTGGGGCATCCATATCGAAAATTACCCTTGGGGCTTCGACCTCTGGCATATACGGCTTTTTCAATATGATTGTGATGTTTATATCGCGGTTACTTGTGCCATTGGGGCTTTTTGTCTTTTTGCTTCAGCTTTTGCGACGAGCCTTTGCCATCGCTAAGCTAGAGTTTATTCAGAAAATGGTGGATATGCTGCCCAAGTTCTCAGCCGTAGGCGCTAAGTTTATCCGCATATGGGGGATATTAGAGGAAGGCTTTGAGGGCTTTGCGGGGGTACTTGCCCGCTCTCCAATATTGGATTTTGTAGTCTTCTTAGCGAAAGTCTTGTTAGATATATTAGACAACTTAGGCACAGGCATAATGTTGTTTATGGCGGGCCTCTCGGGGGTAACACTTGGTATCTTCGAGGTAGTAAATCAGATATCACAG